TTTTGGTGCTTTCATTCTAAAAAGTTTTCAATACCCTTTGGTTTTTTGGTAGACTTTTTATCGTCTTTCTTTTTCTGTTGGCCTTCTTCATAGTTCTCAATGAACTCAGCAATGTTATCATACAGTTCAAACTGCCTGTTACCACCACCCTCAGTTTCCAACATTTCAAATTCATCCAAAATACCAAGCTGTTCCGTAGATTTGTACTTCACATAGAGTTGTTTTTTCTCTTTCTGAATCCTACGTAAGAATGCATAATATATGATTTGAGTGAAATAGGCAAATGGATTCTTTGACTTAGTAGGATCAAAGTTCTCAAAGTACATGAGACAATTTTCAATACCATCTCCTATCATATCTTCTCTGTGAGGATAATTGATGAAGTTAGGTTTATGTGATAGTCCTTCGGCAATCTTCATCCAACATTCACCAATATAATTTGGTATTGGTTCATTAGGATTGGTAACTTTACGTTCCTTATAGGCAATTAAAGCTTGTAGAAAGTCTGCGTTGTTGATGTAATGTTTAGTGCTCATTCAAATATACCATAATTTTTGTTGACAAATCGCTTGACAAGTGTTAAAGTCTCGGTGTTGACCATTGAGATTAATGAATTGTTTTACCTTCTGTATCAACTTCCATGTTCTCAAAAGCTTGGACAATTAGTCCTTTAATTCTTTCACTAAGTTCTTCTTGAACTTCTTCATGGAACTCACTTTCAGATTCCATTCTTTTGAGATTATCTACAGAGTTTTCATAGTATTCAGCAAAGTCTTCGGTTGGTGTTGTGATAAACAAAATATCTTTGTTGTTTAAAATAACTTCATTCTTTTGTACCAGTTGTTGAGGTAAGAAAAAACTCAACATGATGTGAGAGGTTGTACCTCTGTTTGTCACATCAAATATCATTGGGTCAGTCAAAAGATAATGGCCTTCCATTATTTCTTCTATAACACTAATGATATCACTTCCATTTTGTAGTCGGACAAGTTTTACATTGTTCATTTTTTTAGTCCTATCTTGTAAGTTTTAAATGGAAACTTCTCTTCCGTATATATCTTCACTCGTTCCACAAAATGTCGTAATGTAAAATTCATATGTTTTCCAACCCTCATATCATCTGCAATATCATACAATGTGGCAATTTCTTTACCTTCTGAGTTTCTAAGTCCACGGCCAATAGACTGTAGGTTTCTCACTCTGCTTTTAGACGGAGATGCAAAGATAATATTATGAAGGTTCTTAATGTTAATACCGGTACTAAATGTACCAAAAGATGCCACAATAATGGCATCATTTTCTAACTCCATAATCCTTCTGATTTCTTCTCTGTCCTCTGTGTCTGTTCCACCGTGGACAAAAAATACTTTTCGATTACCTATCTTCTCCGTATTCTTAATCATATTATACAGGAGCTTGCCATGTTTATCAACCATTTGATATAATATTAATGTATTATTACCTAAACTAACCGCTAGATTTTTAATGAATTTATTTCTAGCCTCACATGCAATTAGGTACTGAATTTCTTCTTGATAATCTGCCTTCTTCATTTCATCACAAACATCTTCAGGATGTTTCAATATCAAGCATTTAATTTCAAAAGAAGAAGCAATCTTCTTATCAATCATCTCCTTAGTGGTGATTACTTTCTCCACTGGCCCAAATAAACCCTCTAATACTAACTTGTGTGTTTTAGTACCATCAAGTGTTCCAGTAAGTCCTATGCGATATTTGGTATTGATACATGCAGTAAGAATTGAAGTTAATGATTGTGCCTTGAATAAGTGTGCTTCATCACCAATGATATAATCAAACTGTTCAAAGTATTGTGTAGGCATTTTATACAATGACTGCCATGTGGAGATAGTTACAGGTAAATCGGTGTGTTTTTCTTTACCCTGATATATTTTGTGTACATTTTTTTCAGAATCCCAGCCATAGTCTTCAAAATCTTTAGAAAGTTGTTCAACCAAAGATGTTGTTGGTACAATAATAAGGCCTTTGAGTTGTTGATAATCAAATAGTTGTCTCACCAACATATAAATGATTAAAGATTTACCTGAAGCCGTTGGTGAAATAAGCATTGCACGGCGACTTTGCATTGCATGAATAAATGCATTTATTTGGTGGTCGTGAACCTCAAATGGTAGACCTAGAGTTTCAATAAACTTCTTAGCATGATATAAAGAGAATTCATCTTCCACAAAGTTGTGTGAGAACGCATAATCTCTTTCGGTGCAGAATTCTTCAAGGTATCTTAATAGACCAATGTAAAGATTGTTGTTTCTCAGGTCAAACAAACGAATCTTGCCATCCCAGATTCTGTTTCTGAATGCTGGAACAAATTGATGGCCTGGTACAAAAAATGTGAAGAAGTCTGACAATTCTTGCGCCACATGACGTTCACATTTTACTTTGAGATAAACCTCATTAACTTTGGTTATCTCTAGGTGTTCTTTATTGTCCTCCAATGAATCTCTCCCAATCAATATAAGACTTCAATTCCCATGCACGTTGTTTGATTTCACCCATGATAGACTCTACCACGGTTACCACTTCTTCATGGTAAATCTTTTTTTCTAGTAGTTTGATTAGGTCTTGGTCAGATTCTAGGTAAAATGAAATGTCAGACTTGAGTGTGAATCGGAATGGCTCCCAACCTTGTTCATCCAATTCTTCTTGTGACATTTTGCCTGTATAGTATTCCCATTTGAGTTTACGCATACGCAAGTAATCAAAGTTGGCTTTCTTTGCAGCCATTTTATTCTTAATCAGAACGTCAATGTACTTACTGTGTAGTTTTGGGATTTTTAGGAGTTCTTTGCCGGGTTCCGTTTGGTCAATATCGGCGTCAGATTCCCAGGACTTTAAGATTTCATCAAGTTTGTTCATAATATAAAAGTAAAGTTAATAATTTTCTATATCAAAGTATTCGTATCTGAATGTTGCATTTGCTGTTATGATTGTGTCAGCAGACTCTTTTGTGTCAAACTGAATATCCGACAATGAGACCGGAAACATTCTATGAAATTTTATACTAATCAATGGATTATTTAGTGCTGACATTACGGTCAAATTTGAATCAGAATAATAACTATCTGTTGCCGTAAATGTGTTTTGTAACTGATTATTCAGTGCTCTATCAGCCAAACTTTTTGGTGATGCAATGGCTAACATCCATTTATATAACTCAATCCAAGACTGAGCTTGTTCATCAACCATAAAAGTAACATTGAATTCATTGTAATTAATTTTGGTTCCTGCAATAGGAACATTCACTAATGGTGTATTGAATTCGGTTGTACCGATGCTTGCACCAGGTAAGTTTGCTTCCTGGCAGAAATACTGAACCGTTGGCAGTCTATTGAATGCCAATATAAATTTTGACGGTTGTAAAAAATTGGTGTTAGCTGGTGTTCTGTTTAATGCTGTCATACATCTATTTAGGACACCAAAAAACCGCCCGAAGGCGGTTCTTTTTTTACTTTATCTGCGTAGTAAAAGACACAGGCACATCAATTTTTACAGGTTGTTTTACAAACCTTTGAACTAATTTTTGAATAAATTCTTTAATTAGTTCCATGATATATCTAATCATATTACTTTACTTCAACAGACAATGAAGCAGGAACATCAACAGAAACTTCAACTGCTGGTGCAGGAGTTGGTTCTGCTGCAACTGCTGTGGCAATTGCTGCTGTAGTTTCTGGTGTTGGTTCTGTACCTGTAGCGGCAGTAACAACGGCTGCAACTGCTGCTGCGGCTTGTTCTTGTGCTGCTGGATCAGTTACTGCTGGTGCTGCTGCAACTGCGGCAACGATTGCTGCTGTAACTGCTTCAGGACTTGTAACTGTTTCTGCTGGTGCTGTTGCAACTGCTGCGACTGCGGCTGTAGCTGCTGCGGCTGCTGTTGGTTCTTCAATTGCTGGTGCTTCAGCTTGTGCTGTTGCAACTGCTGTAACAACTGCGGCAGCTTCTGGATGGTCAGCTGCAGGAGAAGCATCTACAACTGCTTGAACAGCAGCTGCGGTTTCTTCTGGTGTTGCTGCTGGTGCTGCTACAACTGCTGCAACGGCATCAACAACTTCTGCTGGTGCAGGTTCTACTGCTGGCGCTGGAGCTGCAATTGTAACTGAACCTGTGATTTGTGCACCCAAAGCATTACCAGATTTATCAAATGTTTGTGCTGTAATAGCAAATTCGCCTGCTTCAACATTTTCAAATGTAGCAACATATGGTGCTGCTGTTAAAACTTG